GCTCGGCGGCGGCGTTCCTCTTCTGCAGCCACATCAACTGGCGCAGGTAGCGGTGCTGGTGTCACATATGTTGCACCACGCCCATTACCTTGTTCTGGTGGTGGACCAGCAACATATTGAGGCGGTAGCACAGGTGCCGCAGGTGGCAACACAGGTACATTAGGTGGCAACACAGGTGGCACAGGTGGCTGTTCAGTAACAGGCGGTTGTGCTGTAACTGGTGGTTGTGCCGTCACAGGCGGTTGTGCCGCAGCAGGAGTTTCCCCATACGCTGCTGCTTCAGCCCGAGCCTGAGCAGCACGAACATCAGCCTCTTGTTGTGCTTGCAATCGTTGCATAGCCAACTGATTAGCCAAATCAGCATATTTAGTATTGATTTGGTTTTGGTATGCTGTTTGACCAGTAGCCAACTCTTGACGACCAGCAGCCGCAGCACCCACACCAGCGTTACGCAAAGCGTTCATATAGTTTTGTGAACCAGTATTTAACTGACTAGCAGTATTGCGTGACAGTTGTGCAAACTGTGCAGCCAACGCTGCATCCATAGCCGACTGACCAGTAACACCAGCCGTGTCAGCACCCTCAGCACCCAAAGCACCCATCAAAGGATTCACAGGTTGAGTCGTGGACAAATCCACCAACGGCACATCAGAATACGCTTGTGGTGTAACCAACGAGGACAAGAACTGGTTTTCGGCACCAGTAATCTGACCTTGACCAGCCTGAACTGCTTTTAGCAACACATCTAAATCGCCTTGTTGTCGTTTAGGCAAGTTCTCTAACTGACCACCATAAAGCGCATCAGTTTGAGAACCTTGACCAGCATAAATATCTGCAACCTTATTGTAGGCAGCAAATTTGCGTTGCCGTTCAGCAACGGCATCTGCTTTTTCTTGCGCTGACGCTGCACGGTCATCCAACACTTCTTGTGCTTCACGGTCAGCCTTATCTTTTTCGGCTTGAATTTTTAAAACAGCAAGTTTGTTAGCCAATTTTTGTGCTTCAGTTAAAGCCTTGCTTCCTCCGCCACCACCGCCGAGGGCTTTGTCTTTTTGTTTTTTTAACCACGCATTATACAATTTCATTTGTTCAGAAATGTATGGTCCTTCTTGACGGTCAGCAAGGTCAGGTTTTTCTACAGCCAACAAATCTAACTGAGCCTGCAAGGCATCAGCCCCACCAGTTCTACCTTCTCTTTTGCCTTTATATTTTTTGTCTTTATCTTTAGCCACAATAATCTCCTATATGTTCCTAGTAGGAGGCATACTGCTGCAAACTAGCAGCCGTAGCCATAATCTGTTGAGCCTTCTGCAAACGCAACTGAGCAATATAATCCTCAAGTTCTGACTGCGAATCAGCCTCCTGCATCCCAATATTATTTAAATCATCCTGAATGTTTTGTGTCTCGGCACCCAAATCCCGTTGAAATTTCTCCGCATACCTACTAAGACCCGAACGGCGAATACCTGACTTAACACTCGGACCACCCAAACCACGCTGACCAAAACTAGAAGCCAACGGCTGATAACCCTCAGAATAAACACGGCTAATATCCTCAAGACGGCGTTTACCACGCTTCTGTCCCTGAAACGCTGCAGCCTGATTAGCGAGACTGGAACGCTGACGGCGGCGCAAAGCGCCCGCCTCAGCCACCCCATAATCACCATAATAGTTTGTCATACTCATAATGAACTAACCCTGTTTCAATCTTTTTAACTCGTCATTCATTTCGTTTACCTGCTTAGCGATATCAGTAAAAATTTGTCGCAACACATCCGCATCAACACTAGTAAGAATGTTAATCAGAGGCAGATTCAAATTTTCAGCCATTATCCAAACACCTGCGAACCCAACACAACTTGGTCACTGTCACCAGTAACGCTCGTACCTGATGCCGCTGCTGTTAAACGACCCTGAGAATCAACCGTAATGTTCGCTGTCGTATAAGACCCAGCAACAACACCAGTCGTGGACAACGAACCGCTAGTGATAGCACCAGCATCAATGTTCGTACCCGCCGCCAATGCTTCGCAAAAAGTTTTAATATTAGAAAAGTTGCCATTAACTTCTGCTGCAACCGCAGTAGTGCCATTAACAAAACTGTAAGGAATAGTAAGTGTAGCCATTAACCTTTAACCCTTCGTGATTGAAATTTGTAACCAATACTGTTGATACCCCATTTTTTACCTAACTCGCCAGAAAACTGTAACTGAACACATCTAGCAAGACCCAAATTGGAACCAGTCACAACAACAGCGCTGGCTGCACCAGCACCCCACAAACCAGTACCCCACACACCACTACCCCAAGCCATCGCAGTAGCGTCAGGTGTCAAAGCCAAATTAAAAGTTCTACGCTGGTTACCTTCAGCCTCATCAAAATTGTGGTAAACATCAACAGTAATAGTCGTAGCCGCATCAGGTTCCTTGAGAACAAAATCGGGACGGCGAAACATCTTCTTCTGAATATATGACCCAGCATCAAACCATTTAGTCCGATAATAAGTAGTAAAACTAGAAGTAGTCCCATCCAAATTGTCTTGTTGCTCCTCAAAGTTGTCCACCGAAACAACCCGACCAATGTTCGCATGACACAACAAACCAAACGCTTTACCGCTAGAGTTCTCCCAATTTATCCCACCAACAAGCCCAAACGAATCAGATGACTGAAACATCGTATAAGTACCAGCCTCACTAATAGACGGGTCATAAACAAAATTAACTGTCGCCTTCGTGGCGGCAGAACCAGTCACAGAATACGGCACAGCAAACCACACACGATTATTAACCCAAGAAACATCAACAGGTTTAGTAGTCACATCCAAATAATTTAAATCCATAATCGGCTGCAACTGATTAAAAATGTTTTTAATACCAGAACCATTATAGTAATGAAACCCCTCAGGGTAAGAAAAAAAATATAAACCAACATCAGACTGTGCAGCATTCCGAGGAGTACTAATACCCAAATGGTTAGACAACTCAACAATAGTAAAACTGCTAGAATCGTAACCAAACAACACAAAAATTGCTCTAGGTTTAAAAATAACTAACTGACCTGAAACAACAGCCAAACCAGTAATACCATTACCGCCACCCTCAACATCCAAATAGTCGTCAGTCATCCAATCCTCAGGCAAAGAATCGTGCGACCAACGCACACGATTCGGATACGAAACACTGTTCTCAATCGTATTAGCAGCAAACATTTTGTTAGCGTGGACAGCCAACAACTTCGCACACGGCATAAACCCACCCGTAGGAGTAATATACGGTTGAAAAGTAGGACCACTAGCAGTCAAAGCAGTAGCGTAAGTATTGGCAGTCTCCCACTTGTAGCCACCGTTGCCGCTAGTGCCAGTAGAAATATATAAAGTTTTACCCCACTGAGCAAACCCTGCACCCCAACTAGAACCAACAGCAATATCGTTACCAGATGAAAACTGCAAAGTAGAAAAATTGCTACCAGTAGAACGATAAACCTTAGTGCTGTTGGACAACATTATTTGTGGCGCATCACCATCAAACCGAAACAACCTATGAGGATTCCAACTAGGAATAACACTGCTATTAATCGCTGTATAACCGCCACGAGAAAACACCCCACCTCTAGGGTCCACATCAACATTCAACATCTTAGGAGACTCATTCTCAGCCAACTGAAACTGGTCAGCACGCAAATTTAGCCCACCAGTAAAATCCTGTTGCTCATAAATACCGACAGTCATTATGGACCTAAAGTTCTTCCAAGTTGCTGCATCCAACCCTTAAAGGTTGGTCTGCCACGAGTTTGTCCATGCGACAATATTAGATGAGCATGACTGGTTGGTTTAATTTCGGCGTTTCGTGCCAACGAAACACCCTCATCAAAAGCACGCTTATACTCAGCCGACATACCAGTATCCTCAAGACGCTGATAAATACGGCTGCACGCATAATACACCAACGGCAAATGCAAATTCTTAGACGCATCAACATTACCACCAGCAGTAACCCAATCAGTAGGCTCACGATAACCACGACAAGTTAAAGTCCGAACATCGTTCGGTTTCGGATACAAATGAATTTGAGAATCCCAAACAGAATAAAACAAAGGATTACCCGAAATATCGTAAGTACCCACATAGGTTTCCTCAGCCATATCATGACCGACCATATCCAAACGGGTGCCAATAGCGGTGTTATCCACAATGGAAATAACTTCACGAATAGGGTCAGCCGTAAAATTGGCAACCGTATAAGCACGCTGATTTATGACCGTGTTAAAAGTAAAAGTTTCCTCCAAAAACTTCCAACGCTTCTCAAGGTCCAATATGCGATAATATCCGTCACGAATATACATATTCAACAAACTGTCTGGCAAATCCGCAGTATCCAAATCCGTGATATCACGGACAAACCCACGAAGCGTGGCAGCGGTCTGGGCTACATACGCCATTATGAAACCTTCTTAGTTTTCCCAACCTTACGGTTATGTCCCGCACAAAACTCTGAATCCTTAATAGCAAACCCCTCACAGGTGTCCTCGTTAGC